AGAGAAATCCGCTACCTCGCCCACTGACTGCTGTGAAGGCATTTGACGCCCGGTAACCTCCAGCGTTCCGCCGTTGTTGATGTACTCATCGGCCAGCGTGCCGCCATCTGGGCTACGCACGTAGATGGTGGAGCCTTCCGGGATATTCGCAATATCGGCCTGGGCTGCTGCCAGCGTCATGTACTGCCGACTGAGAGGGATCAGGTTCTGCCGCGTTGCCTCTACAACAGCAGCACCATCTGCTGCTATTTGCTCGCGCTGATCGGCAGACTTTTGCTCTATACCGGCCATAGTGTCGCGCTCAATTCCGGTTCTCGTTGTTACACTCAAATCGGGTGAGTTAACAAAAATATCAATTGTCGTGTTATTATCCCATGCATCAGGCATGTCTGATGACGGGACGGCATTGCCCGTATTATATTGAGTCATAGTTTCACCAAAGGTGGAGTATAATAAATTATTGACTTAATGCTGGAGGCGTGAAAATGCCATTTTTACATGAGCCTCCTATGCTAAATGGCTTATCACCACATTTTATTACGGTCATCCCCTCTGGCGGCATCCATTCCTCCGCCCCATCCCAGACAATAATATTTACGACAATTCCATCACTATCAATAACTGCCCATGCATTATTATCCATTATGCATACTCCTCAATAATAACAACTCCATCACGTCCTGATGCTCCGGGATTCAAAGGTTGTGATACGCCATTAGAACAGCCAGACGCACCAGAACCGTAACCGCCACCAGTATTTGCAGGCGTATTAATCGCCGGAACAGAACCGCCCACCCCTAATTGGCTATTTGCACCTCGAGATCCGGCAGCGTAACTGGTGGATACAGCAACAGCTGCCTCAGAACCAGATCCAGAAGTACCTATAATATTCCACCCTGTCGGGCTATTTGAGTTTGTATTTGCCACAGGCTGGAATGGAGGGTTGGCCGGTCCTGCTGGCAATCCAGCCTTGCCTCCAGGCGCTGAGATAAGAGTGCCTACGGATGTTGTCCCACCATCCCCTCCGTTTGGTGAAATTGCTGTGCCACCCACGCCACCGCTGCCAATCGTCACCGTGGCCGATGATAATGCGGATACATCGTAGATGCCCTCAGCATATGCGCCAGCCCCGCCGCCATTACTTATCGAAACCTGCCCAGCGGCGGTAGCCGGAGCAGCAGAACTTCCAGCCCCCGCTCCCAGAGCTCTGATGCGCCATCTTTTTGCACCGGCTGATTTAGTAATTAGCGCGCTACTGGTGACAACTTGCACACCCAGAAGGCGACCTGGCATACTATTTTTAAGGTTAGAAAGAATTGCTGCTGTATTACCGTTATCCAGCACATCTACATTTGCTGAGTCTGCGATAAATTGAGCAAGGACGTTAGCCATTACCGTAGCCTGCCTGAGAGCTTTATTCACCTGTGCTGAAGAAGCCTTACCAGATGAAAATCCGCTAACTAACGCAGCAAGGGCTAAATAATCAGCCTGAGAAATTACGTTTGCGCTGTTTCCATTTGCAAAAGCTTTAAAATCATTGGTAGGCATTATAAATCTTCTCCCCAGTTTCCAGAGTCAAATCCGGATATATATTCGTTATCTACATCAAAACCAAAAAAAGAATAACCACCATTTGACGGCATCTGTATTTCTCTCACTTTTACACCCGCAGCTTTAACGGTCATATATCCGTTTTGGATAGCCCACCACAGTTCAGCATTAACCTGATCGATGGGATTCAGGTCATAACGAGATGGAATGTAACCGGGAGGTAATGCGATGAATGGCCCCTTATTAACTGCACTATCGAGAATCATCCTGTCAATTTCACTGATAACAACCGTAGGGTCAGGAAGTATCCATATAGAAATGGACATATCCTGATTATCGACAATTGCCATACGAATACCCGATCCTGTCAGGGCATTGTCGAGAATCTCAGGCAATGTGTCGTTCTGCCCGTTCCAGTTATTAATAGCAATTTTGACTTTTAGCACCAGTCGATAAACTTCGTCACTCAGGTCAAGAAACCCATCATCAGGATCGAAAGGTCCCTGCCAGACGCCCTGGTCCCAGCCAAGTTTTTCTGTATCCCACGAGAAATACACGCCAGAGATAGGCGTCCTGACCCTGCGCTTGCGGCCTATCCATTCACCCAAAATATCCAGCTGCTGGCCGATGGCGGTATCAATGTCAAAATCCTGAATCATGCCTGTCATTGCAGCTGAAACGTCGATTAACGGTCGCGTTGAGAGGTCGATGTGTGCAAAAAACTTAGGTTTCCCTGCGTGATAGTTCGTTATCCTGTCAGTGTATTTACTCATACAGACACTTCCAGATTAATGTCCGCAACCCTGCAGGATGCGGAGTGATCGAAATCTATTACGATATTGGTCGCTGCCACTCCTGCCGAAGAGGTACCAATCAGCAATTCGGTAATGTCGTAGTATCTGGAATTTCCGCCGCTAACTACGCCCAGGTTTGCCGGAGAGTAAATGCGGCTCAGCAGGACACTGGTGCCAATGGCCAGCGAGTTGATATACGCAGCCACGGCTGCTTTTATCTCGTCCCCTACCTGCGAGGTGTATCCCGTCAGTGGACTGATGGTAATTTTCACAAAAACAGGAACATCAACTGGTCGTGAGAATCCGACAGGGTGAGGGCTCCCGTACTTATCTGGAACGATAATTACCGTACTACCAAATGGTGTGGAACCCTGACCTTTAACTCCGCGAAGAGTGTTAGCAATGACTGTTGCGTCACCTCCTTCGACAATGGCGGCTATCGAGTGTGGAGGGAGGCCATTAGCATCAGGTGTGTCCTGATCGTTCTCATACAGCTTGTGACGCGTTACGCCCTCAATATTTGCTATCGCTCCGTCAACAGCTTCAAATGGCGTGACAGACGGCAACGCAACGCTCTGAGATTGTCGTACACGTAGTTCAGCATTAGTTTCAGCAGCGACACCCACAGTGGCCGCCAGCGGGTTAGTCGCTGACACCCATCCTCGTGTCGGGGTATTAATTTTATTAACTGAACCCGCCAACGCAGCAACTGCTCCCGGAGTGCCGCAAGTAGCTGTAGCAATCGCCGTCCCATCAATACCGATCACCACCTGTGCAGGAAAGTTCCAGATGATACCGTTAGTATCTTTAACAGAACCGTTTGTGATGATCGTTCCTGGCTCGCCCACCAGCAATTCATCGACTGTAGAATTTGTCGCAGCCCGGCGAGATATACCGTTAATTTTGACGTTGCTCGTCAGTGCGTCATTCAGTGCCGTCGACGGGGAAAATGAGCGGTAAACTGTTATGGCGGTGTTATTGGCATCGTGAATGGCCAGAGCCACCAGCGCCACCATCTGTCCGTCTTTGCTGTCGGGATCGAGATAGGAATCACTGCCGTAAATCTGCTGAAAATATCCCGTTATGGTATCCAGTACCGTTTGATAATCGGGCGCGCTTATCCCCTCAGCGGTTACCGTTGCCGATAAGCCGAGTGTGTCGAGGTCCAAAGACATTACGCCTCCGAGGTTACTGTGGTTGTCCCGTAGATAGTTTCTACTGTTGCTGTGAACGTTACACGGCGCGTACGGCCGTCAACTTCGGTGTTAAATTCCGTGATAGAGCTAACGCCCTGCGTTTCCAGGATGCGCCGGCGGATAGCCAGGTTGTAGGTATCAGGCCGTTGCTTACCGAGTACGGACTGAATCCACGGCGTACCCTCCGTGGTATCAAGGAACCACTGACCGTACCAGAGCAGGAAGCGCGTTTTAATGGCCTGCGCGACGGCCTCAGGAGAGTTTACCAGCCAGGTATCATCGCCCTGGCCGAAGGTGTAATCCCCGTCATCATCTTCTCTTCGATATCGCATATCACCCTCCGAGTGGTGCTGTGCTGCTGCCACCAGATTCAACGCCACCATGCGTATGCTTATCGACGACTGAGCCATCCACCAGCTGCAGGCGGCCATCAGGTAGAATTTGAAGTCCGTTCAGGTTAAAGCCACCCGGTGCCGTTCCGCTGATTGCTCCGCTTTCAGGATTAAGGCTCAACTTTGCCGACCCATCATCGCTGCGCAGCTCTACCGCGCTGGTACTGATACCGCTGATTTTCTTCGCCTGCGACTGTGGGCCCACGATACAAAACGCATCCGATAAATCGTGCATGCGCCCGTCTACCGGTTCCTGTATGCCCCCGCTCTGCCACCAGAAATCAATGCAGCGGTCGGCAAAGATAACCAGGCACTCATCACCTTCTTTGATCGGGAAAGTCAGCGTACAGCCGCCGCCACGAGGAAAGACGACGGGAACATCCACCAGCAGCGGATAGTCCTTTGTGCTTTTGTTGCCGTCGTTGTCACGCTCGATGTAGCGGATCGCCGGCTGAACAACAGCCGTAATTGATTCGGGGTCGAATGACTGGATGATACCAGGTAGCGCAACGCGCAACTGTTCGTTTAGTGTCTTCCGTTCAGACGCCAGAACCTCCGCCAGTGCACCACTACGGGTTTTATCGGATACGGCCATTTGCTTTACTCCGGGCATTAAAAAACCCGCCGAAGCGGGTCTGTTTTATGTATTAGTAAAATCTAAGACGCAACTAATAGTTCTTTATTATTTTGGGCTTCTTCTGCTATCTCAAGAGAGCGGTAGTATTGCAATGCAGCGGGATCTGCAACGTATTCAACTTTACCGTGATGCTCCTCAACGCACTGAATTATTTTGTTTAAGTCCGTTTTAAAGAACTCTTTGCGAAGGTTAACCTTATTCATTCGCTCACTGCTTAGTTTGTTATGCAATGCATACTCAAGGGCTGGCGCATCGTCACAGCTAATCATTGCGTGCACATCGAATTCGAATGGCACGCTTGCTCCGCTTAGCTCACTTACTCGGTCGAGTGGCTCAAGGCGGCGCGTCATGCCTATTTTGAATACATTTTCACCAAATGAACCGATATTTGAAATGATATAAACATGGCCCTGTTTAGTCATCTGAGCCATTGATTTCGCTCGCTCATACTGCTTGTGAACGTCCTCAATCTCTTGCTCCAACTGACGGCGGGTTTCTTCTAGTTCCTGGCGGTGTTCTTCATCAGCAGCCAATAGCGCTTCTTCTACTGCTTTGCGCCGTGCTTCAAGCTCTTGCTCTTTGGCTTCAGCTTCTTGTTGCTGCCTTTCCAACTCTTCAGCACGCTGCCTTTCCTCTCGCATTTGACGTTTAATTTCATTCTGGGCGTCACGCTCATCCTGTGCAGCCTGCAGTTCCAGGACCTTATCCCTAAATTCTTTTTCTACCACCTTCCAGTCAGAATGGTCGCGTAGTTGGAAGAAATCATATTTAGCAATTAACGTCTGGTAAATTGCTTTTTCTCTTCTGATATCTTCGAGTTTTTTCTCGAAGTTTCTCAGAGTGACAGAAGCGAGAAGGGTCTTACGTTTGTATCGGTAGGTATCATCAAGAACCTTCTGTATCTCTTCTTGTGCTGAGTGGTGCTGTTCACGGAATATGGTTTCAAAATCAAACGCAAAATCGACAGCCTTACCGAGGATTTCCTTACTTTTTATCCTATTTATCTCGATAATCTGCCTGAGCTCGTTTTTCAGATTGTTATGCTCAACTTCACGAGCAATATCTTTATTCTTATACTTTTCAATTACTTCTTCTTTTTCTTCAATTTCAGCCGCCAGTGATTTTTGATTCCTTAGCTCAAGATACTCAACAACCTTTTTATGTTTGCTTATCAAATACCTATAAGTTATATAAGCACCTATAGCGGCCCCCACTCCTAAGACTATCAATATTGGATACAGCGCTTCCATTTACAGTTACCCCAGAATTAACAATTAGAATCATCTGGAATATACAGGATCTAACCTTTGGAGCGCCATACCAAGGCGGCCTTATAGCTTAGCCAGAGACCTTTTTGCAGGGGAAGGAACCTATGATCTTCGGGGCATCCATGCTGTTTTGCAGTAGCTGGACATTGAGGAATGCCTTTCCGTCGCGCTTTACAAACTCAAAGCCATAGTTGTTGCCATCACGCGCAGGCATAAGGCCCATGTCCATTTTCATGTTCGCGTAGTCGCCACTCTTACCCAAAAACTTTATTTTCTGAGATGTGACTGTTTCTCCGTTGATAACGGTCATTCCATCACCTGTCATCACATAATTTCCACACTGAATTGCAGCCATTACTGGGGTTGAAATCACCGAGAACAACGCCAAACAGAAAATTTTCATTAAAGCCCTCTTTCCCTCGCCGATGAGGAAACAAGATCCATCGCGCCACGCGCTTCACACATCATATCCATGTACCACGCCTGGCCCCTTGTATCTCCAGTGTACATAATGCCGCGCACAATATAAACGCCGTCAGTAGCAATACTGGCTGGCTGCGCAGTGGTGCCTTCTACGGTTATGTTGCCGTTGTTGTTCTGGTCGGTGATGCGCCCCTGAGTCATGGCGATATCGTTATTGCCCAGCACAGTGCGATAGACAGATGCCTGATTCAGCTCGATCAGGCCATTGACGCGGATGTTAGGGTTAATCAGGCAGCGGACGTTAACACCACTACCAATGGTCTGCTGAGGCATGCCGATAAGGCCGGTGGCGCTGTTCAGCTTAATGGCTTCGTGAACAACCTCATTTATCGCCACCATTTCCCGTTTGCCGTCGACAAACATCCAGTCAGCCTTGCATTGCTCGGCGACGTTATCCATCAGATACCGGGTCATGCCAAAAAGCACCCTGCCACGAGGAAACACCGTTGCGGGCATGGCGGGCGTGTTCCCCTCCGTGGCTCCGTTAGCATTGAAGTCCTTCATCAGTGCTGCATTGACGTCAGAGACTGTATAACCAGCCGCCAGCGTCTGCGCGGTGATCGAGGTAGCAAATGCCCGGTCTGAATCCGCCGCCTGAATGAGGACAAAACTATCAACGGGGTTATCTTTCCCGGTGATGGTGTAGCGGATTTCCCCGTCGAAAATCAGCCCATAATTTCGACCATCCATCTGCCCGACTTCATCTGGGTTTACTGTTCTGGCGACACCGACCTGGCTGGCTGGAACTTCAGCTGCAATCCCATCGTAACCAGCGATAACCCTAATCCGGGAGAATTCCTCTCCGACGATCCGGTTTACGGTATCAGCTGAAAGGTTATAGATTTTGAAAGTACCTACTCGCGTTTCGCTGCTGAGATTAAACCAGTCGATAGTAAAAGTGCTCTTGAAGCTACCAAAATCAGTAGCGTTACCCTTCGAATCGACTAATTGCAATTCGAAGTGCCGCATCCAGTTCTGAGACATTTTTACTCCGTTACCGCATAAAGATGGCTATAAATCCCCAGATCGGCCTCAGTGGGATTTTCGCTGGATTGGTTGTCACTGCCCACATAAAGCGAAAAGCCAAGCCCGAGATAGCGATACTGCGCCAGCAGGTCGGCGCCGGTGATAAGCGGGATCCCCTTTATCAGGTCCGCACCGCTGCTATCCATAATATCCAGACACCAGAAAGCAGCACGCCAGGTCACAGCCATTTGCAGACTTTGACCTGCCAAAGATATGGAGAATCGCTGGTTTTCAGGGGAAAGAGGGATTTCGCTGATCGTCATTTACCCTCCCGCTACAAAGCCACTTAACCGGCTCAATATTGATTCATTTTTTTGCACTGGCGTTTTCACCCCGGAGTTTTGCACGGCTGAGGTGTTCGCCCCTAACTTCATATTGGACTTTGGAGCCACCTGCGTGGTGGTTGTGCTTGTGATAATCACTTCCCGGAGCGTCAGCACAGCAGAGAGAATATTTTCCGACGTCCTGTCGGTAGTGACCTCAAGCGCACGAATCAGCATATTGGTGTAAATCCGCTTACCGGTCACCACATCTAAAGGCACCCTGCTGCTCTGCAGATCTAACAGCTCCTGATACGTCTCCTTCGGACCAATACCTACGCTCAGCCCAAGAGAAGATGTATCCATGAAGTCAAGCAAGGAACCGCCACCAGCGAAACCGACCTGCATTACCACTTCCGAAGGACGTCGAAATGCATGGTCGGAAATTGCTGCGCCAACCTCTACGGGGTGCTCGGTGATTTCAAGCGAGTCATTATGTTTTTCTGAAATAACGACACTGGGGACTATCAGCCCGATCCGCCTGCTCTGCTGCTGAAAAAGAGTAGAAAGAATATCCATCATCCTGCTCCAGTTTGGTTATTTCTCAGCACCCTGGCATTAGCATCAAGCTGGCGGCGACTGACTTCCTGCCCAATTTCCTGAGCATTACCGCCATAGATGTTGTAGGTGTTTTGCTGATTCACCTGCGCTCCAGCAGCCTGATGGGCAAGCGGGCTATTCCAGTTCGAATATCCCTCTTTGCGGGCCATAGACTGCATGAGCATAGCCATCGTATTGGGGTCGGACAGGTTTAATGCTGCCGTCGGCGATACACCCATCCAGCCAGCAACATCACGGGCATATTTGGCAGGATCGTTGTTATCTGCCGCAGGTGCCCAAGTGCTGACGATATCCATGATAGTCTGCAGGCGGCGCCCGGTCGTTTTACCAGTAAAGTACCGCATGAGCTGGTTTTTCATGGCCTCCCAGCCTTCCAGCGCAGAACCAAACGCACGAAAGCCACCACCGCCTACGGGCCGAATATTGCCAGGGTTATTGTTGCGATCTGCAAGCGTATTCCCGTCGCCACGGAAGAAACGGCCTATGCTGCGCGGGTCAAATCCGATCTTATCCTTTATCCAGTCAGCTGCGCTATTGGCACTGTCAGAAACGCCGGGCAGCGCATCAGGCTGGTTACTGCCTTGTTTGAGGAGAGCCCTGCCAATGCTTGCAGCATCCGACCAGCGACCGTCCTTGATAGCGTTAAGCAGGTCGCCGATCATGCTCAGCATCTTGCTAAACTCACCCATCTGGGAAATGAAGTTGCTGAAATCCCATTTCAAAGACCAGGATTTAGGGTCGATATTGAGCAGCTTTGCCAGCGCTTTCCCGAGATCGAGGACAGTCTGTTTCAGGTCACCGACCATCTTCAGTGCTGCGTCTACTTCAGGCTTCCATTTCCCCCAGTCAATGAGGCTTCTACCGCCCTCCTTCCAGGTCTGGTAATCCTCCCATAGCAAAGCGATGGCAGCGGCAAGACCGAGAACCCACGTAATCGGCGATGCAAGCATAGCGCGGTTGAGCATCCACCAGGCAGCGGTAAGCGCCCCAATCAGTTCGATCAGCTCCTGCGACTGCTTATCAAGAGAGTCCCACCAGTCGCTGATACTCTGACCCAACTGGATGAGGCGGTAAATTACCCTCCCTACCATCTCACCAGCCCAGAGAATGCCTTTCACCGTACCGGTTATTGCGCCTTCAATTTTGGGGAAGTTGTCCAGTATCTGGCGACGCAGCCTGTCAAGAGAACCAGCAAGGCCATCAGCGAGGCTGGAGCCTATTTTATCCCGCGCCATGCCTGCCATTAGCCCGAAGGAGCGCAGCGAGGTCATGAACTTGTTTGAGCTGACGGCGGCCACATCGGCGTTATAGCCGATCGCCTTCGCTATCGCGTTGTATTCGCCACTAAACTGACCGATGCCGCGACGCATTGCCATCAGGGTGTTTTCATCCAGACCCAGCATCTGAGCGTACTGGTTAGCGCGGTAATAGGGCATGGTGCTGAGACGTTGGCCGACGCCGGTAAAGATCGTCGCCATATCCCGCATGTTGCCGCTGGCATCACGCGTTTGAACCCCCAGCCGGTTAAGGAAACCCTCAGCGCCGGGATTGTTACGCATGAACCTGGCCAGACTTTCGAGAGAGCCGCGGGCCCCGTCGACACTGCCGCCAACCTGACTAACCGCATACCCAATCTGCTTAATGCCCTCCACCGTCGCACCGGTACGCTGAGAGGCCCAGTACAGATCGTCGAGGCCGCTGGCAATTTTGGCGGTAAATGCCACGACGGAAAGCGCCGTCGCTTCAACTTTGATGCCCAGCTCAATCGCTTTAAGCGTTGTCCCGGCAACGACGGCATCGAATTTTCTGGCGCCAGCCTCATCAACCTTGAACCCGAGCGAGATCAGAAAGTCCTTGAGCGTTTCAGCGTTCATTAGCCTCTCTCCATTTCGCTATACGGTTTTCGTTATCGGCTTTCAGGTCAAGCCAGTCATTCATACGGGCAATATCAGCCAGATCGACTGACCCATCTTTCAGGGCGGTGTAAGGGATGAGCCCGGCATCCACCGGGCGCATCAGGAAATCCTCACCTTCTGGCATGGATTCCAGGACGGGACCTATGGCTGGGTAGGCGTCCCGCTGCCGGGGAGTTCTTTCAAAAAATTTCCCAGGCTGTCGGCGACCACCCGCGCCACCAGCTGTAGCATCGTGAACAGGTCGATATCGTCGAACATCAGCGCGCCCTGATCGAAAATTTTCACCCACCCTTTTTCATGCTGGCGCATAACAACGCCGAGGCACGGATGAATAACCGCGTTAACGTCCTCTTCAGGCAGCGCCGCCAGCGTATCGGCAATCTTCGGCAAAACGATATCCAGAGCGTTGAACGCCGTTTTCTCCCCGAAAACCAGCTTACCCTCACTGTCTCTGACCATCATGGATTTCAGCGTGCCAAAGTCAGAAACCAGCCCGGCCAGCACCGGGAGCAGTTTGCGGCTAACCTTCAACTGCTGGAAAACATCGAGCTTTGCGGTGCGGTATTTAACGCCTTTGATTTCAAATTCCATCTGTTAAAACTCCCCAAGCAGCTGATCAATCTTGCCGCAGTCAAAGACCCAGGAAACCGTATTGCCGACTTTGGCGTTAGCGTGATCGGGTTGCTTCTGGAAAGCACAAGAACGCGCTGTAGTGGTATCACCTGATACTTTGTTGCGAATGACAATGACGTTATTGCCCCACGTCGCCGAGGACAGGCTCTGTGCGTTGTACATCAGCGAGAGCTTTTTGTTTACCGGGGAGGTTTTCAGCAAAGTTACCGTGATAGTGCCGCTCTTTCCGGCGTGCAGGCTGTGCATCACCTCGCCATCGGCGCCGATGGTCATGGTGTTTTTGGCCTCTGTCATTGTGACAGTAATGCCCTCTTCTGCGTTCGCTGAGCCGTAGCCAAGCTCAACTAACCCTGTAGGCCCTGCGAGAGAGGCCGAAACATCAAGAAACGAATACGTAGACATCTATGGCTCCTTAGCGCACGACCGTGATTGCGACGGTGCCGTAATGAACGGCTCCGGCCAGTTTCCCGGCAACCTGAATTGGCACACCTTTCCGCGCTTCGCGATCGACCTGAAGCTGGTCATCAACGTTTTCAGCCCAGGTGTAATAGCCTTTCGTCAGCATATCGCCGGTATTGAGCTGTCCAATCGGGCCACCAGTCCATTTACCCGGCGCAAAGAGACCGTTTTGCACAGCCTTATCAAGCACCAGCTCAATGTTGGCGATACGGGTTGTGGTACCGGCGTCGGTCTGGGGGATTTTGGTTGTGCTCGTATAGAGCGTGTTGTAGTCAGCTGTCTGCACGGCGTTCTGCAACCAGTCGAGGCCATGGCGCTCGTCGAAGAAATCGCCGTTTGCCATAACGCCTTGTTCAAGAATCGCTGTATCGTTTTCGTAGTACACGTAAACGTTGCAGTTCTTCGCTTCCAGGTTATTAGCCTGCGAGGTACCCAGGGTTTCGTAGGTAACGCCCGGCAACTGTTTAAACTTGAGGGTGATCGTCGTGTTGCTTCCAGTGAAGTCAACAGTGAACGCACGCGCAAACGAGGACAGCGCAGCATAGCGGCTGCTGGTCGAGTACTGGATAAAGGTACGGCTGTATTTCGCTGCTTTCAGCTTAGAAGCCAGATCCGTCGTGGTGGCCGATTCAAGAATCGTTGAATCAGCAGAGGTAACGCCAAAGATGCGCGATACGCTCGCAGCTTCGATAGCAGCAGCCACACTGATAATGTCGGTGTCGGAAGGATAATCAGCAACCGGCACAGCAAGGTGAAGGCCATACCATGAATTCCAGTCCAGCAAAGCGTTAACAGCTTGCTGGAGGCTTTCTGCGCTGCCTGTTTCGCCAGTAGCCAGCGTTTTCGCCCAGCGACCGACATACACCAGAGTCGGCTGCGGTTGCTGGGAGAACCAGATAACAGCCGCTGCATATTCCTGGCTGTCTACACCAAAGTCATCGCCGATATCATCAGCGCTGGAGTAAAGGCGTAGACGCTCAGAAATCGGAATAACAGTTGAGTCGCCCAGGATGAGCATTGAGCCAAAATTGCGCCCCTGCGCGGCCCGAGCAGAAAGCGTCACCGTCACGTTAGCGATACGGTTAAGGGGAAGCCCTTTTTCCATGTTAGTCTCCGGTAACTATCGTGACGTTAGGGTCAACGACAGATTTAACGTTGTAGGTACGGGTGTTTTTGCGGGAAAGGGTTACGGCAAGGTCATACCGGCGTACCCACTGGTTGTTGATCAATTCGGGGAGGTTTCGTATATCATCAGCGCTCACCAGCGACAAACCTGAGATTCGTCGCAACGTATCTGCGTTTTGATCTACAAACATTCCGTCGCGAAACCGCGTGGCAATCCCGGAACCGCCGGGGCCATAGAAACAGAAAAGCACCTGAATACTTTCCCATGACCATTGTTCGCTCTGCTCTTCGCTTACCTGGACATTCGCGGGCGTGCCGGGACGTGAGAGGGTGGAGAAGTTAAACCCGCACCACGTCTCACCGTTCGGCGGTATTTTGGACTGAGGATCGGTAAACCGGGGCAATACCAGGTTAACTGCAATCCCCGTCACGCCCCTTACCCATCGGCTCAGTTGCTTTTCCAGCTCCTTATCGTAATCAGGAGCATCCCCGACGGGGGTTAGATACCCAGGCTCTGTACTGTCGTTACTCAACGGGAATTCCTCCGTTAAACTCCAGCAGCTCGCAATGTGCCTGAACGAACCCAGCTCCGTATCGGGTGTACGGATCGACAAAGGTCACTCGGTACCGTCTGCCGCTGTATAAAACGATATCAGCGTCAAGTTCTGGCGTTGAATCACTGGCAGGCATCCCCTGCGTTAGCCTGAACTGGGTAACGATGAGGATGGCGCCATTGATGTTTTGCCCGGCGGCCATTCGCTTAGCCTCAAGCGAGCGATCGACGGTTACGACACCAGAGAACGGAATAGCCTGCGCGGTATTGGTCGGGAAATTATCTTCATCCACTGTCTGCACCTGTCGATAGCACACCAGCGAAAGGTCGACAAAGTCCGGATCAAGCAGAACATCAGTCACATCGAGTAACGGCATTATTTTTTCCTCACGACGTAGTTAATCGCCCGCAACAGGAAGCCATGCGCATAAAGCGGCTTGTCGCCAGGTAATCCCTGCGCTCGCCGGCGCTGGAGCGTTTTCTCTGAGAGGGGGGTAAGACGGTCGCCGTCACCGATAACCGCTTTTGCAGCATCTCGGGCAATCTGTCCGGCAGCTTCAAGATGCTGTTCAGCCAGCTCGGCATTCCCCTCAAGCGCCGCCTGTGCGGCAAGTTTTAACCGGGCCGTAGTTTTATCCCGTGAATCCTCAATCCCCATGTCGAGAAAAGGCCTGGGCGGAAGAGTGACGGTTTCGCCGTCGATCTCCACCGTGGCGCCAGTGGATTGCAAGTAACCAATTTCTGCATTGTTCAGCGGCCCTTCTTCGCGTTGCGCCTTATCCGCCGGAATACCCACCAGCACGTCAGTACCGGAAAGCTGTTTCAGCGCATCCAGAACATCGGCGTAATTGTCTGAGCGTATCGTGAGCCCCGATTTCATAGCAGTTGCCTGCCGCCGGCGCCGAACATCGACCACCACCAGAAGAACTCGCGTCCGTATCCGGTATTGTTCCAGAAGCCCGCATCGGGGTTGATAATCCCAGACACGTCGTAGCTGGCGCTGACCTTATCAACGGATTTAGACGTCAACACACCACCGCCGGCGGAGTTGACCCCGCCACCGATAGCGGATGCCGCAATCGCCCGCCCGCGCAGCTCGGTATAGTGCGCGACGAAAAGCTCTGCCAGATAAACGAACTGATCGCCCAGCACGTCCTGATTGAGGATGACGTCGGCTTGCCCCAGATAAAAACTCACTGCGGGGTCAGGATAGCGGGTGGTGTCGGAGAACTCGGGGAAGTCGGTGCGGAACTGCTCTTTAGTCGGAAGCCTGCTGTTTTTTGGCATTGCCTTTCCCCTTTGCATCGGACTGCTCAGCAGAATCAATGGGGCTGGCATAATGCGCAAAAGCCCAGTGCGCCGCCACCGCGTCAGGGTATTCCTGAATCCCCGGAACCAGCTCTACCGATGAGCCATCAGCAAACCGGAGGGTGGCTTTTTTCGATACGAGATAACGCATATTTGCTCCTTGAAGCAGGCGGGTTTCCCCGCCTCGGGATCAGGACGCCGGAACGTCGAGGTAAGCGATGGTGTTCGCGTACGGGGTTTCTACCTGACCCAGACGTCCGTAGTAGGTCGTCAGCTGGTAGATGCCGCGATACTCCAGCGGAGTGCTCAGCAGCGGCACCAGCGGGAAGCGGATGTACTTCTCTTCCTGGGTGTATGCAACGATGCGATGCGCACCGCCAGCACCACGGCCGGACGCCCATTTCATGGAGACGATCTCCAGCGGTTCGCCGTTTTCCTGGAACGCGATAGTGTTGATCTTCACGTATTCCAGAACGGAGATGTTACCGGCAGAGGAGACTTTCTTACTCGCCAGCAGGCCGAACAACTCCGGAGCCAGGCCGATTTTACGCGGGCACATGGCATAACCTGAGGAAACCCATGCAGCGCTGAGAACCAGGTTAATATCCTGAACGATGACGTCAGGGTCAGTGGTGGCAGTCCACGCAGCAGAGGCAGCGATCGGCGTGACGGAAGGCAGGTTCAGCATGCCAGGCATGTTTTTATCGGCATCACCGATATAAACCTGCTCATCCACATCCATATTCCACTTCATCTGCATGCCGTCGTATTTCTGGGCGTCGACCGGGCGACCTGCTTTCATAGCGGATGCCAGCTCCGGCAGTGTCCAGCCAAGCTCCATACCCCAGAGCTCCAGCGGCTGAGCGGTACGCTCAATCAGCAGGTTAGCACCAGGAATAGCGGTGGAGTTTTTGCCGATCCAGTTTTTACCGTTCGGGTTAACGCCACCAGCAGCAGCAAAATCCGTGTTGGTGAAAGAAGAGATTTCGTCAGCGATCGACACGTCACTGCGCAGCGGCATATCACGTGACCATTTATACGAAACCAGCGGCAGGTTTAAGGTCTGGTCAAGGCGTTCAAGTTCGCCTACCAGGAATACGCCAGCCGCGTCTGTGGTGGCTTTATCAATAGTAAACATTCAGCGCTTCCTTAGATGTTGTAAGCGATTTCGACGTGACCCAGACCCGTACCCGCAGCGTTATCGCCAGGGCCCATTACTTTCGCAATGGTCAGTTCCGGAGTGTTAGCGGCGGTGGCATCCGGGGTCAGCACCAGAGAGCCCAGCGGGCTTGTGGCAGTGGCGCCAGCTACGCGGACATAGACCTTGCCGTTTTTAACCGCGGCGGACGCCTGAGCAGACGGTACAGCAGTCGAGAAGTAACCGCGTTTCAGGACATCCGCCCCCGTACCAACGCTGATTCCGAGGAACTCGCGGTCTTCAGGAGAGTGCGTCGGGTATGGACGGACCAGGAACCCGACAACCAGATCGACGGTATCGCCATCTTCCAGCGGGACCAGTTTCTCGCCGTCATACTTCGCAGCCAGTCCATACTTCGTAAAGACCTTAGCCGGGTCCAGCGTTGCCGGCTCAGTGGTCAGGTCGCGCAGGCGAGTGATCGCCCCGCTGATGCCAAGGGGCATACGGAACAGATAAGCGTTTCCAGCCATGTTTTTTACCCTTAATTTCGTTTCCAGAATTCGGCATTAATCTTGTTCAGATCGGCCGGAGTGTGCTTGCCGCCCATGCTGTCACGCGTGCGTGTAGTGGCACTAAGCGGGGTGATATGGTTCTGCGCTTTCTTCAGCTCGACGGCCGCAGAAAATACTGCGTCCACGGTAGCCTTAGGCGCCTTGCTGAAGTCTTCCACGCCAAACGCTTTCAGGCTGTCACCCGTGCGCATGGCATGGCTGAGGACCTGACGTTTAAGCCCCTTATCCCCGGTAGGCTGGAAGCCAGGAGCGATAATCTCGGCATCCGCGATGATGTTGCGCTTAAACGCAGCATCGCCTGTCACCTTCTTATCTTCTTCCGCGTCTTCGTCGCCGGTCGGCGTATCGTCCGGGTCGGAATCGGTGGTCTTGCCTTCCAGCGCGTCGATACGGGCGATCAGCGCCTGCGCCCACTCGGGCACGCCTTCGTCGCCGGTCTTCTCTTTCTCCGGTTCGTCTGGCGTTTCGTCTGTGGTCGTCCGGTTTTCGGTCGGCAGCGCGGTAGCCTGTGATGGCACGTTGATGTTGATCGTCGGTCCGGGGATTGAGCCCATGCCATCAGACGGCATGTCCGGTGCTTCGTCGATGAGCTTCGCTAAAGCGTCCTCATCTTTCGTCTTAATGGCCTTAGCCAAGTTTTTAAACCATGACATTATTGGCTTTTCCTTTCTTAACGTTGATGGGACAGAATCCCCGATTGCACAGCGGCCGCCAGCCCGCCCCCGGTCAATGCCGACGGCCAGGTGGTTACCCGTGATCTGGTATTGCTTCCCCTTACCCGGGGAGAGCTGTTTATATTTGGCGTCGTAGCCGCAGCTGACGTCGGTATAGCCAGCCTGAATGGCGTCGATAGCCTCCTGCCTCTTAACCAGCACATCCGCTATCAGCAGGTCTGATTTATTGCCAGTGCCGCGGCGAACATTCTGAATATGTCCGTGGGCCAGATCGGAGTAGTTGGAGGGGTTAACAAAGACGATTTCGCCATTCGCCCCTTCTGGATGCTCCAGCGTGACGGCGACGCCCTCAAAGCTCGCCATAGTCTCAGTGGAGAAAACCTCATCCTCCGTTCGCCAGACCGTCACCGTGCCGGTTAATGGGTCAGGCTCAAGGTCCACCTCTTCAGGCAGGTAAATCTGCGTGCCAGTTCGTGCGATGGGAACGTCTTTGCAAAGCAATGAGCCATCGGCCTGCAGGTATCGCGTCTCCCCCAGCCTGGCGGTAAAGTAATATTTCATGGTGCCTCGCTAGATAAGCGCGGGGTCAGAGTTGCGAATGAACTCACGGAGTAGCGCCTTAACCTGGCGGACGTTGCCGCGACCAGTGGCTTTTAACTCTGAGAGCTCGCCAACAGCGCGGTAACGTGCAGTGATGCCGCCCATCGATATTTCGATAACTCTGCGGTCGCCGGCTCGCTGTGATTCGATCTGGACCTTTTTCATTCTCACCTCTTCGGGCAACAAAAAAGGCCGCTCAGTGGCGACCTTCTGGACAGGGATAATTGTTCGAAATAGCGGGCTATTTAACATAATGGTTCTTACCCGCACCACCAATGTCAGCACAAAGCGTTATTGTCGTCTCAGCACAATTCACACGCGTCGTGTACGCTAAGCCTTCATTTTGCTCAGCACAGGACCGCGATCTTATGTTGGTGACTATGACAGACAAAGAACTTTACCGGCTTGGCATCATTCAGCGAGTATTTGACCGGGCTTTGCTTCAGCGCGACGCAGCAGACATACTTAAGCTCAGTGTTCGTCAGGTGCAGCGTCTTGTGCGTCTGTACCGGACAGATGGCGCAACCGCATTTGCATCTTCCCGCCGTGGACGTCCTGCAAACAACCGGATCGATGAAGAAACACGCTGTAAAGCCCTGGATTTGATCCGGTGCCACTATTCAGATTTTGGCCCAACGCTCGCAACCGAAAAACTGGCTGAACGCCATCATATATATCTCTCTGTTGAAACCATCCGTAACTGGATGACAGCCGACGGTCTCTGGCGTCCTCATTCCCGCCGGCGAACCCGGGTTTACCAGCCGCGCTATCGTCGCGACTGTTTCGGCGAACTGGTTCAGATCGATGGCTCTCACCATGACTGGTTCGAAGGAAGAGCCCCAAAATGCTGTCTTCTGGTCTTCATGGATGACGCCACAGGTCGCCTGATGCACCTGCGATTCTGTGATTCAGAAAACGCGTTTGACTACATGATGGCTACCCGGCAATACATTGATAAACATGGTAAACCTGTCGCATTTTACAGCGACAAGCATGCGGTGTTCAGGGTCAGCGGACCCGAAAGCCGACGTACCGGCACAACCCAGTTCGGACGGGCTCTCCGGGAACTGGCGATCGAATTGATTTGTGCCAACAGCAGCCAGGCAAAAGGTCGCGTGGAACGGGTAAATAAAACGCTCCAGGATCGACTGATTAAAGAGATGCGCCTGCAGAACATCAGCTCGGTTGCTGAAGCCAATCAGTGGATTGAACATTTCATGTCTGATTTTAACCGTCGTTTCTCCCGGCCGGCAAAATACCCTAAAGATCTGCACCGTGCGGTCACACAGAGTCCACTGGAGCTGAATGATATCTTCGCCTGGCAGGAGCTACGGACCTTATCGAAAGCACTGACTTTTCAGTATGATAAAGTCATATATATCATTGAACCCACCGAACAAAATACGCGCATAGCAGGTGAAAAAATTACCGTTTATGATTACCCTGACGGAAGCATTACTTTCCGGCATCAGCACCGGCCACTGGGTTATAAGATTTTCGATAAACTGACCTGCGTTGATCAGGGGGCGGTTGTTGATAACAAACGACTGGGTGCCGTTCTGAGGCTGGCACAGCAGAAACAGGACGAGCTGGAGGCTGAAGGAAAGCGAATGCGCAGTACAAAAATGCCCCGCAGGCGCGCTCAGGAGCGTGCACTGGAAGAGCTCAGGGCGATCAACCCGGTGCTGGCCAGTCCGCAGGATTTTATCCCCAGCCTGAAGCGATGAGCCCTTCCCTCACCTGCGGATCTGATATGGCCGACAGATGAGAGAAAAATGGACGACAACAAACCAGTGCTCCTGACACTTCACGAAGCGCTACGCCTGGATTTGATTGAAGCCTATATGGCGCGGGAAATCACGCTGGCAGAAGTGGCAGAGTCCATGGAGCTCACCCGTCGTCAGTGCTCCCGCCTGATTAAGCGCTATCGCGAGCTGGGGCCAGCCGGTCTGGTCAGCCGGCGCCGTGGAAAGCCCGGCAATCATCAGTTAAACACCACCATCAGAGATCAGGCACTGCAGCTTATTCGCTCACGCGGCCGGGGTATGAATCCGTCAGCCATCTGGCGAATTCTGACCACAGAATACGGTGTCCGGATTTCAAAAGAGACCGTACGTAAACTGATGATAGCCGAGAAAACCTGGCAACCACGTTCTTCCTCCAAAGCCTGACTCAACCTTAAAAAGGCATTGTCCAGACTCTCCACTGACGTCAGGTCAGCTTTGTTTTCAGCACGACATTTCAACATTGGCTAGACAACCAAAAATGGACTGGATTAAAATGTCCCCTTAAGGTCGCAAAATGCCCGGTTTAATAGGCTATTTCCGCCTCTTTTCCACCACAACATTTTGATAACATTTCGCGGGTTCGAGGTTTCAACCAAAATGACAGGGATAAGCTGCGTTTTTCATTTTCTCGGCTCAGGGATCTGCACTTCCGACCAGCATTTGCAGTTCGGCAGGCACCCGGCGTGCCCGGTCATTCCATCGAGTGTTGGCGGGTTATCCCAGCGCACAAACTTATCTTTCATCTTGCGATGCGATGGCCGGGTGCCAGCGCCTTCAATACGCCACCAGTAGCCCTCAGAACCAACCGCCAGCGCTCTCGCCTGGGTCAGTGCGCCGGTAGCCCTCCCAATTTCCGTGCGGGCTATCATGCGTGCCCTGCTGGCCGCTACACCGCCAGTCTGCATAATCATCTCGTAGAGCTGATCCGGGCGCTCACCGTTGACCATCGCCTCAATGGCTCGGGTCTGGATATCGCGCACCCGGTCGGCAGATTCCAGGGGGAGAGATTTCATCAGTTGTATCTGGCGATACACGATATCCTGCGCCACCTGGCCGACGGGCGTATTACCCATCACATCGCGAAGCCCTGCGCCAATTTCCTCGGATACGGACCGCCACTGCTGCCACTCCTCCTGTTCGACCTGGGCGAACATTTTCTTGCCGACCATTTCCGCCCAATCGTCAATCACCATCGAGTAGTCAAGAAGCCGGGAAGCGATGCTGTCAGCGCTGGCCTGTGAACCATCGTAAGAGCCCGTGACGATTTGGTTTATCTGGTCGACTATCGCCAACAGGCTTTTCTGATACTGGCGCTCCGACCGGCGGCGGAGGTTCGGTTTCAGATTCAGCCTCCTCCCACTGGGCTTTCGCATCTTCAATATCCTTGTCAGTGATTGAACCACCGATGCCGATCACATCGGAGATATTCCGCAGGTCGTTCATTGCTGCGTGTACCGGCATGATCTGGCGGTCTACCAACGCAGTGAGCGCCGTAGCGACGTTGTTAGCCATCGTTGAGCGGTCGGTGTCGGACATCTCCCAGAGCTTGTTAAACTCGAAGGTGAAGTCATCTGGCAGCGGCTGGCCAAAGAGAGAGCGCCAACTGACATCCAGCAACTTGCGTACATGGCGACGTAGCCGGCGCTCCTGCAACGAGTTAACGCGGCTGTAGTAGTTCTCCAGGTCACCATCACCGGTATTAAACCCCGCGGGGGATTGCCCGAACAGGCGAACCAGCGGGATACCCGTAGCGCCCGAAACCTGCTCAGCAAAGCGTAGAAGCACATCGGCCACGCCTGCGAACGAATAGCTGTGCGTTTCGAACTTGTCCGAGGCATCCATGATGGTCATGCCTTCGATGGTCTGGAATTCTCGGATCATGTCCAGGTGACGCATCAGTCCTTTTTCAAGGTCGCCACCCGTAGCCAGTATCGTGCGCAATTTCTCAATGCTGTAGGTTCGGAGGTGAGCTTTGTGGATCAGCTGCGTGGTGCCAACTGTCGCCGTATCGAATGCCTGAATGCGTTCAAAGATGCGCTCGACAACAGACATACCCCAGCCGTTTTCCGTCTGCGCCTGCTGGAATGGCAATGAGTCGCCCTCCATGCGGATAAGGCGGCTGTGATGGATTTTCCAGGGGGGAATACCCTGCTGGTTAACCACAACCTTGTAAAACTTCGGCTTTCCAAACTCAGGCCCGTAGTCAGTCACCAGGTTGTTGTAGGTCGGATTGACCATCCAGCGATCCAGCGCCATGTCGCCTTTAAACTGGCCCTCTTTGATGCGGTCAATATTTAACGGAGTGGACATGTCCTGCCCGTCAATCAGCATGACCAAAATCGCGCCACCGTACAGTCGGGACCACTTCAGGACATCATTCACCCCATCCCAGATAGCGAAGTCATCCCAGAAGGTTTCTACTTTGCCCTTCTGGCCGGGCTCCAGCTTTGAGCTGATGCTGATCCCCTTTCGGGTCATATCATCGGCCATAGAGTCAACGCCAGCGCCTACCAGAAACGATGACCGGTAGGCAAATTCCAGCATCACACGGTTGCGCGTGATATAGCCTGGAACGTACGTGCCGCCGGTCTGGATGTTCTGGGTATTGGTGCCAAGTTTGGCTGTGAAATTGTTGTACCCGTCAGCGGTCCTAACGGGCTGTTGTGCGCCGTTATGGCGTTTCTTACGGGACATATTAAGCTCCAGCCAGTTTGGCCCAGATATCGAGGGATGAATCCATTGGCGCGTAGTTAATCATCACGGAGTCGGCCAGGTTAGGTGACTTGGTTCCTTCTGGCTGCTTGTCCACCAGGATCTTACCGACGGCGTTTTTGGACCATGTGGGCTGCGACAGTTCCATCAGAAGCCGGTCTTTATTTTCCATAGTGCTACTGATGGAAATAATATGATCGGGGTTATAGTCCATTCCCTGCAGCGCGCGAAAGGTATTACGGAACAGCTTGCGGAGATGCCACCAGCTTTGGGCTTTAGCATTCGCAAACATATCTTTGTTCAGGCGGGCAGGTTTGCCGTTATCGCCGGGCACAGCTTCATCCTCTGGATCAAAGACACTGCCACTACCTCGGAATGGGGTCGCAGTGATGTAACCCAGCCGTTCGGCTTGGCGAAGTTCGTTAATCACCCGCGCATCACCGCGGGCGCCGGCACCGAGTCCGTCTTCATCGAAGCGGAACTCATCGAGGCCGAAATCATCACAATAGCCAAAGACCTTAACGACAGAGGCGTAAATATCGCTCCCTTCACCAGACCATTCTTTGACGTCCTGCAGCAGGAAGCCGTAACGCGCCGAGAAGCCGTTTTTATCCTTACCCTCGTCCGCAACATCCATCGCGCCGAGTCGCTGGCCGCTGGGCTGAATGCCCAGCTTAATATGCGCATCGACAGCAGCCTGCACCCACTCAGAGGGGATCAGGATGCCTTCAGCGGACGCCTGATAGTTCAGGTCAAGTTCCTGGGCGACGATGACCGGGTTATCAATTTTCTCGCATTCCTTGCGGTACCACTCATCATCCTTGCGCGGGTCACTGCGCCAGTGAAAAGTAAATACAGGGATTTTTCCGCTGTGTCGCTTCTGCGCGAATGGGTTACTCATGCCGTTGACCGACGAAAGATCGATACGGCAGCGCGTAGTTTGAGAAAGAGCGGCATCTATCAGTAGCGGACGCTGAAGAAAAGCCGCCTCATCCACAAAATAAAGGGTCGTACGGTCACCGCGGCCGATGTTATCGCCAGCCTCCCCCTTAATAACAGCCCCCGTCTCCGGGAACTCAACGCGCATGTAAGGGGCGTGCTTTTTTTCCGTCCATGAGCCGCGGAACTCAACGGGCAGCATCTCAACAAACTTTCGAGCCTTCCAGAAAAGTGCCTTCGGGTCACCTGTGCTGTCCACGTACTCCTCTTTACGGGAGCCGAAACCAATCACCATTTCTTTGTTGAAGAGGCACAGCGAACAGGCAAGCCCTATCGAGGTCCAGCTCAGGCCCATTTCGCGACTCTTTTCCGTAAGCCCGTGCTCGAGCCGGCGCCGGCGATCCATTATCCAGTTAATCCACTCTTCCTGTTTCGGGAATAGCAGAAAAGGAATTGTTGCCGGTAAGCCGTAATCGAGGTTTCGCGGGTCCGTGGTCATGCCCCAGTCGATAATGAACTGCGCCGGGTCGTTACGATAAAACTGCGTAAGTGCGGGGAGAACACCAGGGTTCTGCCTGATGCGCTGCAGGCGTTCCATCCTCCACTCAAAAACCATGTTGTAGTCAGGATTTTTGAAGTCGAATGTAAAGGGCAGCGGCATCTTGATCACTCTCATCATTGTTCTTTGCCAATGCAAAAAACGAGTATATCTTTAATTTGTAACCATTCATTTCGAATGGTTTAAGGAGAAAAAAATGGGTTACTTCGAGATATATAAAACTCAGAAAGATTACTCACAGCGTTATTACTTCGTCCTCAAAGCTGGTAATCATGAGATTATTGCGACAAGTGAAATGTATTACACAAAGGGAGGTGCGGAAAACGGCATTCGCTCTGTTCAGATAAACGGCTCTTCTACAGATGTTCGTGATCGCACCGGTGAATAAGGAACTGACTTAAGATTAATGAGGGAGGTGTCCGCCTCCCTATTTAGCTACATTACAAATATGTTAAAAAATAGCCCTATTTAACATAATGACCGTTACCCGCACCACGGGATCGGCACTCACCACTGATTCAGCTCGAAACGCCGGTTTATGTGGGTTAGCTGGCTAAAAGTGGCAAAAATCGAGTGAATAAATCGTGCATAAATTAGGGTCAAAAATGCATAGAGTTTTGAACCTGCGTAATGCTTGTTTTTCGCACTTTACCCCATCAGCTTTTTGTAGGCATCGGCTGCTTCCTGCGGCGTCATTGCTACGGTCTCTGTTTTAACCGGCCCGCCACCAGGCCCGCTAACTTCTGATTTCTTCGGTGCTTCCCAGCCCTGCATTTCTGCCAGCTGCTTAATAGCCGCTTTCGGATCGTGCATCTTCAGTTTGATGCCGTCTTTGCCGGTAGTCAGTTCGGCGATAGCGCTCATCGCGTCAGGGTCCTGCAATGAAGAATTCCTGAAGCTCCAGACAGCCTGGAAGACCGGTTGCCCGTCTTCATCTTCACCAACAATACTGTTGCTGAACTCGGCAATGTCGGCTATCGATGTTCGGCCCATCTTCGATAATCGTTTCAGGGCTTCTTCGCGGGTCATGATTGCCTCATCGACAACTTCACCCTGGACGGCTTGCAGGAATGCCACAACGTTAACATTTGCATACATTCGTGACGCCGCTGCTCGCATCGCATCACCTTTGGCTTTCCCTTTGGCCGTCTTGTAAGCGTCCGTCTGGTTCCTGCCTTTGATGATTGCAAGTGCGAATCTTTTTTGTAGCGGAGTCAGCACATCGAAAAGCTTCTGCTGCTCTGCCGTGAGCTTTTTCGATGTCATACAGAACATTCCTCTGGGTTGCGTTGATACTTCTCCGAGAATCCCGAGACCATACCCACTCAAAACTTATATAAAACTCTGCGAGATGAATTTATTCATCGCATAAACAGCATTAAATAAACATTATCGAAGCCACTCGATAAATGGTCTCTGTAATGCCAATAAAAAAGGCCACCGAGGTGACCTTTGATATTTGTATGCGACGTGTTTCTATACGTCGTATCCGTGCTTAACTACGGCTTCATTGATTTCGGCTGATGATGCATCTCTGAATTTAGCAATGTACGCAAATTTATGAACTGATAGTTCTCTATAAACGTACATTTCAACGGGCCTTTGGGAACAGCTCCCATCAGAATTCATCACATTCCAATGCAAGGTTCCATCTTCCGCATCAACGAGATGAATTCCATCATCCAAGAAAACAACTATTTTCATCATAACCTCAATACAAGAAGCTGTTGCGAATAGTATACCACCATCATTTCAGACATTGAGTTCGAATGTAGTTCTGCAAGTAGTTCACTTGCCCGGTAATGATGGTGATTCGTTCTCTGAGGGTGAAATAATCCCGTTGAGCGGTGTCATTAAGTCGGGGGCCGGAAGCATCGCCCATGCCGCTGGTTGCGGTCGCTCCGTTCGCGGTACATCTGGCGTTGAGCTGCAGCCGCTTACGGCCAGCAATGACATCGCTATGCAGACGCTCAATGGTTTCTTTCGCATCAGCCAGTTCTCCGGTGTATTTGGCATCCAGAGCAGCAACGTCGCGCTGGCGTACCTGCATGTCGGTAATTGTCGCGTTCGCCAGCTTTAGACTGTGCTCGGCGGTATCAGCGCGTTTCTGCTCCTGCTGGTACTTGCCGTGGTAGTGATTCGCCAGCCATCCCATAGTGGACAGGGCGACAATTACCACGGCACATGCAATCTCTGCGGCGCGACTCATGACAGGAACACTTCGCGTTCAGCCTTGCGGCGATTCGTAAGCCCCGGCATAACTTCCTTGCCAGATTTATTCCAGCGCAGGAACTCATCGGCAGCGCCTTTGATATCGCCAGCATTGAGCTTTTTCAGCAGAGTGGAAGTTGATAATGCGCGGGAGCCGACGTTGTAGGCGAATGATACCAGGGCATCAAATTGATTTTGAGTCAGCTTTACTTTAACGAGCTTCAGCACATCGTTCTCGTAGCTCACCAGCCCCGTTTTCAACAGTCTGTCAGCGGTGGCCTGGTCAATCTTCATTCCTGGCTTAATCGGCTTACCGTCAACCGGATATGTCCAGCCATAGCCAATTGTCCACGGAGCGCCGCCAGTGCCCGGATCGGGGTATGCGGTCAGGCGACAGCCTTCAAATCCTTTAATCAGCGCTATACCGTTATTGCTTGTCTGCATTACCGCCTCCGAAACGATTGCCGACGTAACCGGACAGGAATGTACTGAGCTTCTTCACGCCAATAAAGCCAATGAAGCCACCGATCCCTACAGTCAGGGCTTTTGGTACATCAAAGTAATCAAGCGCAGAGTAAGTTGTCAGCGCCAGAGCGCCGCACATCAATCCTTCAAATAAGGTTTCCTTCCAGCTACTACCTGAGTAGGCCATTCTCAGGACAGCCATCACGATTGCCATAATGACGCCACCGATGGGCACGTCACCGCGCCACCAGGACGCAAGGATCTCGCTGATGTCCGCCCAGCCATGCGGTGTGTTAGGCATCTTCATAGTCTCCACCTCCGAATTACCCGGGGTGATGTGTGTTTGAAAAGGGTCAGGCTTCACGGGCTGGATTTATCAACAAAGCACGTCGTAGATGATTCCCGTGAGCCTGAAATAGAAAAGCCCCAGCGAGTGCTGAGGCTTGTGAATTGTGGATTTCGCTCCACGACGATGTGACAGGGGTACTGATGCAATGCATCTCGCGAATACCCCTGTCGTATCGCCGGAAAGCAAAAACCCCGCCGGATGGCTAGGTTATTAATAGCAGGCTAACTTAGAGTGACTCAAAGTGATAATACGCTTTCAGTAACTCATCTTCAGTGCGCGGGCATTGCAAGTTTATGCCTGTTTCATCCTTGATTTTAATCAGAAGATCTCCTCTCGTCATGCCGAGGCGATTGGCTACATGGTTGACACAACTTCTTGCATGCGAAGCTCGGGAGGCAAGTGGTAAAGTCGAGTCCAGTACCTTTTTTCTTGCTGATGAGTGAGACATAAAGACCTTGCATAGAGTAAAACCCCGCCAGGTGGCAGGGTTTCGATGATTGATTTCGTTTGGACGGTATCTTCCACGATTGAAAGCATACAGGACAACTTTATGCAAAGTCAACTCTATCGTGCAAAAATTTGCCGCCATCTGTTTCGATCATATTAACAACAGGTCGCCTTCTCAAATTCAGCTGCTGCCTGTCTCTCTCCTTTGTGAAGCATATCCACCAGCCCTTCATAAAACGGCTTCCAGTTGCGTGACCATGAGGACTGATGTAAGTCAGGTATGTACATCTGGATCGCCCGGTGTGCGTTCGCTGATTTGACGCTGGTGAAACCATTCCCCGAACAGCGCTCGCAGGTTTTATATACCGGCGCTCCCTGCTCTTTTGTCGCTTTGCGGTCTAGCACCTGACCGGAGCCACCGCAGCGGCAGCGGGCGTTTACCTTCCCCTTGCCGTCACAGGCTTCACACTTACCGTTGACGATAGTTGTTACTTCGGTCCACTTCTCCCAGTCGGACGGACGAACAGCGCGTGACCTTTTCGCCCAATATGGCGCTTTGCCCCACGGATACGTGACTTTGCGCTCCGTGACGGTCGTCTGTATCTTCCCAGAGCCACTGCACACCCTGCAGGCTCCCGTGGTTTCCGCTGAACGGGAATACTCCGCAAAGGCAAACTGCGCCAGAATCAGGCAGCAGCGCCCCAGCGCCTTACCTGCAGCCTTCCGCACTTTCTTTGGTGCTGAATCTATGGCATACCGTGCCAGCGCCTGAACTGCCAGCTGCTCATCGGTCTTACTGATGCCAGCCTTACCGAAGAATGCCGCCAGCCCGAACCGTGCCCGGCTGCTGGTCACTCCGATCCCGGTCATAATGTCTGTACCGTTAAGGCGATTCGGCGATGTGCTTTTCACGTCGTCGCTGATGTGCATGCCCTGAGGGCTGAAGTGTTTGAGTGAGGATTCCAGTTTCATGATTTCCCCTCAACATCCACATTACCCAACAAATCAGGATCGCCGCCTAGCTTGGCTACCTCATTTTTAAGGGCGATGTTTTCAAGTATCAGCGCACCAACCTCGTTATTGAGGTGAGATACTTTCCTCTTTAACTCCAAATATTCATCGGGGTTAATCAGTTCCTGAAGCTGGTTTTTTGCAAACATAAATGACTCAAACAGGTCCACATCCACACCTCCAAACGATAACGGATCATGACTTTCAGATTCCTGTTGGCGAACTTGCGCTTTCAGGCACTGATAGTTTTCAATCGCTTCTTTTAAAACTTCATTTTTCATAATCAGCACCTCGTAACGTTACTTGCTTCCCACTCCAGATCGACTTCGCTCTGGGGTTTATTGACCAGATAATTCATAGGCCCGCCATTGCCTTCGAGAAATTGATGTGACCGGGCGTCAAAGGTGGCGCCGATATCGCCAATCCAACCTTCGCCCTCACGCTGTTTGAGCAGGCGGATCATTGAAGCTGGCATCTGAATAGCAGTCTGTTCGTCCTTATCCAGACTCTCATATCCCATGCGCTCAGCCTTGCGCTGCGCCAGTTCTCGGGGGATATTGCGCCAGATAGCCATTACGTTGTCGGGCATATCGGTTAATGCGCCGGTACCCTTAACATCCATTTTTCCCGTCGGTGCGGCTTCATTAGTTTTGCGGGCGTGCGTTACCAACAAAACGTGACAGTTATGTTCGTTTTTAAAGTCGCACAGGGTATCGATAAACTCTTTCTGTCCGCCGTAGTCCTCCTCGTCGAGACCACATTTCGCAAGGTTGTCGATCACGAACAGATCAATTCCATAGCGACGGCGGGCATAGGCGAAGATTTCCAGCAGGCGCCCGGCCTTCGCGGTGCCGGTGAGCTTGAACACCCAGAGGCGATCGGAAAACCATTCGTTTGTCATGATGATTTCTTCGCGTCTCGGCGATGCGGTGCAAATGGTCTGGCGTGTCAGGCGGGCCAGCATTTTTCCGGGCTTCAGTTCCAGAGAGGCGATGCAAGTGCGGACTTCCTGGTTCATGGCAGCAACGGCTATATGGCCCACCAGCTCGGTTTTGCCATGGCCATTCACCCCATTAACCAGCGTCAGCTCGCCGGCGCGAAATTTGAAGTTGTTGTTTAATGACGCCCATGGGCTGGTGAACAGGCCAACATCGCGATGCTCAAACGCATCAATGGTTTCCTGGAGAAGATCGCCGGCAGAGCATAATTCGTCAGGGTCGAAGAATTTCGCCGTACCCAGGCATTGCCAGATATCATCCTCGCTCATCCCGGCCATCAGGCATTCGTTGATATCTTTGTGCGGCAGCTCCACCAGACGACAACGATGCTCACCCAGGC